ACAAAAAGAGTTGTTTGCTAAGAGTCTATCGTTGACGGTTTCTCTTACCAATGAAACCTCTGACACATTCCTAAACAACGACTTTAGACAATTAGGTATTGTAAAGAATCCTAGAATTTTCGGATCTTCTAGTAACTTTACTTCAAATACTGGCAATTGTTGTTATGTTGTCGTAATAAATAATCCTGAATTGGTAGATTATGATGATGTTATTGAGGGCGATGATGGAGGAAGATTCATTGTTGTCCAAAAAGAAGATAGTAATAATGATGGTGTCGTAGATAGAATTCACTTGTTGCCTATTATACCAAAACTTTATGTATCGACTCAGTTGACTAATGTGAATACAGAAGTGGCATTAGGATCTATTGTACCCGATTCCTTTAATATAGGTACAGTAGCAGAACCTATTCTTGTTGATTATCTGGAACCAGAAGTTGACAATAGAACTGGTGAAATCATATATCTAGATAATAGAGTTAAAATAATTAGAACATCTGATCAAGTCGAAAAAATCAGAGCATTGATCAATTTTTAAAAGAAGTAGGAAAATATGGCACTGAATTTAAATACACCTCCGTATTATGATGACTTTGATGAGGCGAACAAGTTTCATAGAATTCTCTTCAAACCTGGATATGCGGTTCAGGCTCGCGAACTTACACAATTACAAACCATTCTCCAAAATCAAGTTAATAAGTTCGGCGACCATATTTTCAAGAATGGCGCGATCGTTTCAGGTTGCGACGTTCAGATTGATAATGAATTATCATATGTAAAAATTGATGCAAATGCTGCTGAAAATGCACGACTGCCAGAATATATCGGTAGAACAGTCGAGGGCGGTAACGGTCTTACAGCAGTAATCGTAGACGCAATTGAAGCAACAACAACAGATCCAGGAACTCTTTATCTAAGATATATCAGCGGTGACGGTAGCACAAATGCTGTTCACTTCACTGGCGCAGAAACTCTTACAGTCGTGCCAACTCCGGACCCAGAGGACACAGACCCTCTGGCAAATGATACATTTAATGTTCAAGCACTTGAAGTTGATACTGACGTATTGACAAATAACTATTGGGGTCGTGCCACTCGCATGACTGTCGGTGAAGGTATTCTTTATATCGACGGTAAATTTATTCTCCATAGTTCGCAAACAATTTATCTTTCAAAGTATACTAGTAACCCAACAGGTAGCGTATGCGTTGGTGCAGATGAGCAAGTAATAGACACGGGAGATGGTGTAGTGGGCGAGACTCTTCTCGATCCAGCACAAGGCACATATAACTTTGCTGCTCCTGGTGCAGACAGATACTATGTATCGACTGACCTAATTTTCGTCAATGTTGGGGATACAATCCCAGACGGGTATTATGAAGTTGCGACAGTTGTTTCTGGTGGTCTTAATAGAACACATACTTCTGACATCTATGCCAAACTTGGCGAAAATCTAGCACGCAGAACATATGATGAATCAGGTAACTATACGGTAAAGGCATTTCCTGTTCTGGTTCGCGAACATCTCGATGTTGGTGGTAATAACGGTCTTTATACTGAAGAACTTGGTGGTAATGAGTTTCTCCTAGCAGTTGGTCTTGAAGCGGGCAAGGCATATGTTCGTGGTTACGAGTACGAAACCCGCCAGACAGAATATGCTATTACTGAAAAGGGTATCGACACAGTAGCGAAATATAGTGTTCCCATTAGTTCCGCTTATGGTAACTATGTTGTAGTAACAGACTATAAGGGTGTTCTACCACTAGATGGTTCTAAGATTTCTCTGCGCACTGATCCGCAAAATGGCGTTTCTGGTTCACAGACAGCAGTTCAAGGTACTGAAATTGGTACTGCTCGTGTTCGTCACATTGAATATGTAGACGGAGACGTTGGTTCTGCTACCGCAAAATACAACATCTATGTTTACGATGTTCAGATGACAGCAGGAGACTTCGCCGACGTCAGCGGATTGTATTACTCAACCAGTGGAACTAACGATGGTTATGCTGACGTTGTAGAGTCTGTATTGAAATCATCTCAATATAATAAACTTCTCTATAGAATGCCATCGCGTGCCACTAAGACAATCAAACCTGTTACCCCTTCTGGTAACTACGAAACATCTCTATATTATACTAAGGTGTATGAAAATATTGATATCGTATCAGGTGTTGGTAGCATTACCCTTTCAGGTAATGAGAAATTCATCCAGAATGAAAATGATGCAATTGAGTCGTATATAAACAATAATTTGTTGATGGTTCGAGATACTGGTGGTGCAATTGTTGATCTAACAGTAGGCACAGTTGATGCACAGGATCCTTCTTCGCAAATTATTAGTTTTTCTGGACTTGGTTTCTCTGATACGGTTACAGTATATTCTACGGTTGAAGTAAACTTTGCAGCACCTCTAACAAAAACTCTGAACCGAGCGAGACATGTTGCGTTTGATCTTTCACTAAAAATTCCTACCACTGGAGTAAATACTAGCACTGAAGTTATTACATATAATAACCATGGTCTGCAAACGAATGATAAAATCAAGTATAAAGCGAATGGTGGAACTCCGATCGGCGGACTTACTGATGGGACTGAATATTTCGCAATCAGACTTGGAGTAAACACTTTCTCGGTTTCTGCATCGTCGGGTGGCTCAGCAATAAACCTTTCGGGGACAGGTAACAATGATCAATACTTCTTCAAGGTAGATGGCGCTGCGTCATTAAACTTGGGCGTTGCTGACGTATTCTCTGTTGATGCTGTTTACAGAGCACCAGTTGGACTGGTGGCACCAGTTGGAACTTCTACACGTTCACTCGCTGTAACAACTGGTACTGATATTATCTCACAATATACGTTGGATAATGGTCAGCGTGATAACACATACGAACTTGCTAAACTGATACAAGCAAATAATGCACCTTCTCTGGAAGGTTTTAATCTGATTGTCAAGTTTAGTTACTTCACTCATGGTACAGAGTCATCACCTGCTGGTTACTTCGCGGTAGACTCGTATGACGTATTGGATAGTGCAGAACCTGATAGTGCGTTTATTAAGACATACGAGATTCCGATTTATACTTCACCAACCACTGGTGAATCGTATGACCTGCGCGACACGCTAGACTTCCGAGTAAGAATCACTGATTCCGTCGATCCAGTCACATTTGCACAAATCGATTCAGTACCAGTCAATCCAGCAAATTCAACTGGAACAATATTTAAACCATTGGGATTGAGTAATCTTACTATTCCTCGTCCTGAGCAAGAAATTAATATCAACTACGAATATTACGTTGGTCGTAAAGACAAGATCGTAATGGATGACCATGGAGTGTTCAGCGCAGTTAGTGGAACTCCATCACTAACTCCTGTCGAACCACTTACTCCAGAAAACGCGATGTGTATTGCGATCGTTACAATTCCACCATATCCTTCGCTTGCTCCTAATGTTGCAAAGTCAACAGGGCGCAATGAATATGGTGTAACTTTCCGTACCCTTGATAATCGACGCTATACAATGCGCGATATTGGTGCAATTGAACAACGTGTTTCTCGCCTAGAATATTATACTACTCTGACACTTCTCGAAAAAGCAACAGAGTCTCTGTTTATTCCGAGTGCCACAGATGAAATGTTGAATAGATTTAAACATGGTATTCTAGTAGATGCGTTTACTGGACATAATGTAGGTAATCCAAAGGATCTCAACTATAGTTGCTCGATTGATGCAGTCAATCAAGAACTCCGTCCTTACTTTAATATCGAAAATGTTGATCTAATTTTTGATTCTGCAAATTCTATTGGCGTAAAAAAGACAGGCGATCTTCTAACACTTCCATATAACTATGGTGTTCTTACTCAGAATAAATTTGCCTCGAAATCAAGAAATTGCGTAGGCGAACTTCTATTCAATTACATTGGTGACATGACTCTTGATCCACCAGTCGATAACTGGACTGATACTGCGGTTCTTCCTGACCTTGCAGTAAACTTTGATGGTAACTATGATAACTTTGCTGCTATGGCAAATGCATGGGGAACTCAATGGAATGACTGGCAGGATATCGTAACTGGTCGCTCGATTTCTACCGATACAACTACGACAGGCGGACAAACTAGAGTTTCTGGTGATACTCTTTTCCAAGAGCAAATTCAGATCTCAACTACTACTACCACGCAGCGTCAAACACGTCAAGGTGTGACTATGGGTGTCACTCCGCAAACTACGACGAAAGATCTTGGTAATCGTGTAACAAATGCTTCTATAATTCCATATATGAGAAGCGTTACAATTACAGTTAAAACTAAAAGACTAAAACCAGATACAAGAATCTATCCATTCTTCGATGGTATTGATGTATCTGCGCACTGTCGCCCACTATCAAGTGCTGCTCTAACTGCATCACCGACTGATCCAGCAGAATATTCTGCATATGCTATTGCTGGTCCAACGGGTGTTTATGGTGCACCTTTGGTTACTGATGACAACGGAGAACTGGCGATCCAGTTTAGAATCCCTGCGAATACATTCAGAGTTGGAACTAAGAATTTCAGAGTTTGTGATGATCCGTTTAACAGATCTCCATTCGTTACAACTTCTGCCACAAATTCATTCTCTGCTAACGGTCTCTCGCAGGTTGTTGAAGGAACTGTTGTCTCTACTAGAGAGGCAAATATTGCGTTTACCAATGTTAGCGATTCACGTTCGGTAACAGAAAACAATACTACAACAAATCGTATTGGTGAGAGAACAGTAGGAACAATTCAGAACACTACAGTAAATAATACCTTTACAACTGTTAACAATACTACAAACGTTTCTAACGTCACTAATAATACAACACTTGTTAATACTACAAATGTGGTAAATACAGTGGTCAATAATATTACTCTGGTGGAAGAAGTTACTAATATTACTAACAATCCCACTATTGTTATTGAGAGGGAAGTTCCAGTTCCTCCAATTATACCACCAGCGCCACCACCACCTCCGCCTCCTCCTCCTCCTGGACCACCAGCAGAACCTGAGTTGGTAGAGTTTAATTTCGACGATAATGGGTTCCCAGATTTTGGAATAGATTTTGGAAATCTTGGGTTCTTTGGTATTGGTCCTTTTGGAGCATTAGATCCACTCGCACAAAGTTTCTTTGTCGATGGTATGCCATTTGGAACATTCGCAACTGGTCTGGATGTATACTTCAGAAGCAGGGGAACTGCACCAATTACTCTACAACTTCGTGAGATGATTAACGGATTCCCATCGGAGAAGGTTCTTCCATTCGGCGAAGTTACTTTGAATGCAGACGATGTTGCTGTATCGACTGAAAATCTGGCAGGTGTAGTAACATTCGCAGAAACTCGCTTCACATTCCCATCACCAGTATATCTGCAAAACAATACAGAATATTGTTTCGTTCTTCTGCCTGCAGGTAACGATCCTGGATATACTACATGGGTTTCTGAAATTGGTGAAAATGAAGTAGGTACTTCTAAGAGAATTTCAGAACAACCAAATGTTGGTATGCTGTTCACTTCTGCAAACAATCGCACATGGAGCGAAAAGCAAGCAGAAGATATAAAGTTTACTCTGTATCGCGCAATCTTTGATACATCAGTTATCTCGACTGCCAAGTTCCAGAATTCTAACTATGACTATCTTGCACTTTCAGAGCAGATGCTTCTTGTTTCTAATGATGCAGTGACCCCGACCAAGTTCGCTGCTGGTGAAAAGGTTTACGTTCTAGGATCTGAAGAAGACACAAAGTATGGTTATGTTAAGCAATATGATCCGTTGCATAACGTTCTGAAGATTGTTGTACAAGAAGGCGAATTTGCTGCTGCAGATATAATCACAAACGGAACAATCAAAACTACAGTTGCTGAAGTCGAAAATAAACTGATCAACTCTATCCAGACTAATATCGGTTACATGGACTTCACGCCAACTACGGGTGTTTGGACTTATGCTAAGACTGCAACTGGAGCATCTGGTGCAGGAAATACATATGAGCGACTAACGTTTGGTGAAACAAATGACATCCTAACAGAAGCAGCAATTTTCTCAAAATCAAACGAGACTGAGGATCTTGGTGGCAATAAGTCAATGAATCTTCGATTTGGTATGAAAACAATGACTGATACAGTTTCTCCTGTGATCGATCTTAGAAAGTGTTCATTGATTTGTATTTCTAACTTCATCAATTCAGATGATGGTAATAGAGATGAAGATACTAATGTTGGTACTGCAAGTTCTAAATATATTTCGCGCCGAGTTAATCTTGATGGTAACTCAGAAGATTTGAGGGTCTATCTGAGTAATTATCTACCAGCAGGAACTTCAGCAAGAATATATGCTAAGTTGCAGAATGCATCAGACTCTAGAAACTTTGAAGATCTTGATTGGGTAGAACTAGAGACAAGTGTATCGCCACTAAGTTCTACTGCCGCTGCTGGATTTGTTGAGTATGAATATAAAATACCAAAGGCAAATAAAGTTGACGAACTAGAAGATGAACCCTTCACATACATGTATTCGGGTGCGACTTATACCAAATTTGACAAAATGGCAATTAAGATTGTCATGTTCTCCAACAATAGTTCTGTAGTTCCTAAGTTTAAGGAACTGAGAGCAATCGCGCTGCAGGTGTAATATGGCAAAAATCGCACTTCAAGATACGAATAAATACATTAGAGATGGAGACTCCAAAGCAATTGTCTCTACTGATAGACATGAATTAGCAGCATATAATGCACAACGCGAAAGACTTAAACAAATGAAGTCATATGGAATTGAGATTAATGAATTAAAGAATGAAATGACGGAAATTAAATCTTTGTTAACACAAATTCTCAACAATCATGAAGGTAGGAAAGCATGAGCACAATTACACTGAGGTCCGCCAAGGGCGTACCTTTAACAAATAATGAGGTTGATGATAACTTTACCAACCTCAATCAAGATAAGTATCAATCTGGTGACAGTCCATCGTTCGAGAACCTGACACTAACTGGCGCATTTATCCCATCAGTAAATGCATCGGTTGCTGCAGCAGGAACTGATCAAGGTGGCGCAACTGCGCTGACAAAAACAGTCAATATTGTTACCTCGGCAACAGCAAACCAAGGTGTCAAACTCCCGACTGCTGCTGTAGGCGTTTCTGTTACTATTGTCAATACTACTGCGGTTACCATTAAGGTTTATCCAAACACATCTGACGTCATTGACGAAGGAACTGTGAACGTTGCTGTTAATCTGGCACCATATAGTTCTGTTCAGTTAGTTGCGCAGGATACGCAAGATTGGTATCGCATTACTAATCTTATTGTTTACGATACAAGTGGTAACAGGTTGAACTAAAATGAATCCTCTAAAGGTCAAAGCATCTACGACGCCAATTACGTCTGCTGTTTTCAGCGGACTGGAACCTTTGACCAACGCAGAGGTTCAGAACTATATTGCAAATGTCATCACAACTAAGTTTGCGACGGATACCACTGGATCTGGCGCTGCTGAGATAAACATCACAACAGATAATTCGGGTTCAGGAACTTCTATTGGAACGTTCGTTGACACGGATAGAACTGAAGCGACTGGGACACATCCTGCCACGGGTGACATAACTACTACTACCTATTATGTAAAGCAAGTAACTGCTCCTGTTTCCGAAAGCGTAACTGCTCGTCCTGTCGCATGGCATTCTGATGGCATTCGCCGAATGACTGATGCTAATCTGGACGGTGTTTTGGATACTGTGATTTCGGCGTTTGTTTCCGAATCTGAATATACTGCTGGTCAATATAGACTACAAGCAACTGCTCCTACAGGTGGAACTTGGCAAGCAAGATACACGCTCACTGATGTCGCGAATGGCGGAAATACCACAACCTACCTGTGGCAAAAAACCGCTGCTTCAACAGTCGCCAACGATTCTCTTGCACCATTAAAAAGTAATGATGCCAACTCGTTGAAGATTATGACCGCTGCCGAAATTGAGCAGTTGGTTCCGAACTTCCGTAATCGCATTATCGATACTAATATCGGAACTTATAAACTGCAAGCGACTGCTCCAGGTGGCGGAACATGGGTTGAATTAGGAACCTCTACTACTGATACTAGAGAGCAAGTTTCTCCGCAAAATTATGTTGGTAACTATACAGGAACGTATAGCGGAGCATATGGCAGTCCACCATATACCTCACCATTCACAAGTCCTGGATACAGCAATAATTTCTCTGCTGGTTATACTGGACCTGCGAATTATACTGGAGTTTTTACTGGTGCAGGTCCAACGTACACTCGCAGTTTCAGCGGAGTATACACTAGAACTATTGTAGAAAATTTCGTAACCTATAGTAGAGCATACACAGGATCCTATACTGGACCTGCGTATACCACTCAGCGCGATGGAATACCATATTCTGTTGATGCACCCTCATACACTGGGTTCTATACTGGACCATCAACTTCAGGTGAAACTTTTACTGGTTTCTATACTGGACCATCAACTCCAGCACCTTCATACACTGGTTTCTATACTGGACCATCAACTCCAGCACCTTCATACACTGGATTCTATACTGGACCATCAACTCCAGGAACACCATACACTGGATTCTACACTGGACCATCAACTCCAGGTGAAACTTTTACTGGTTTCTACACTGGACCATCAACTCCAGCACCATCTTACACTGGGTTTTATACTGGACCGTCGACTCCAGGAACACCATATACTGGGTTCTATACTGCAGATCTAACTCCAGCGCCTGCATATACTGGATTCTATACAGGTCCATCTACTCCTGCTACGCCATATACTGGGTTCTATACTGGATTCTATACGCTGAAATGGGATGTTGCCGATCTCAATGGGATGCCGTCGGGACAGATTCCTGCCTTCTTTTCAGGAACCTATATTGGTGATTCCACTCCAGGAACACCATATACTGGTTACTATACAGGTCCATCTACTCCAGCGACACCATATACTGGTTACTATACTGGCGATTCCACTCCAGGAACACCATATACTGGTTACTATACTGGACCGTCGACTCCAGGAACATCCTACACTGGATTCTATACGCTGAAATGGGATGTTGCCGATCTCAATGGGTTTCCGTCGGGCCAACTTCCTGCCTTTTTCATTGGTTACTACACTGGCGGTGCATCTCCTGCTACGCCATATACTGGATTCTATAGTGGGACAAATCCAGGTGGGTCGTTTACTGGGACTTATACAGGTGATGGACCGCCTGAGCAAGACTTCATGGGTCCAATTTTAACTCCATATGTTGGTAATTATAGTGGTTCGCCTGTCACCCAGAATTACTTGGGAACTTACACTGGCGTACCTTCGTTAGAATTCTATGAGGGATATGAACCAGGACCACCAATTTTCCCAGGTGAACCAGGACCACCAATCACGAATTATAGACAGGCTCTTGTTCCAGGAAATTATTCTGGATGGTACACAAGCACAGGTCCAGGAATTTATACAGGGTTCTACCAAGGTGTAGTTCCGACTATTGCGGAATACACTGGGTTCTATACTCTTGTAGGAAATCCGACTGGTCCATATACTGGTTACTATACTGGCGATTCTACTCCAGGAACACCTTACACTGGAGTGTATTCTGCACAACCAGTTTCAAAATCATTCACAGGTCCATCTACTCCAGGAACACCATACACTGGTTTCTATACAGGTCCATCTACTCCAGCGACACCATTCACTGGGTTCTACAGCGGTCCATCGACTCCAGGAACACCATACACTGGTTTCTATACTGGTTCTTCTACTCCAGGAACACCTTACACTGGGTTCTATACTGCACAAGCAGTTCCAAAATCATTCACAGGATTCTATACAGGTCCATCTACTCCAGCGACACCATATACTGGGTTCTACAGTGGTCCGCCTATTCAGCCAGGAACCTTGGTTCCAAGACCTGGAGGAGCAGGTCCAGGGGATCCAGGACCGTTGTTCGTTCCTACAAGATACACTGGTTACTATACTGGCGATTCCACTCCAGGAACACCATATACTGGGTTCTATAGTGGCGAACCATCCCCAGCGACGCCATATACTGGATTCTACACAGGTCCATCTACTCCTGCTACGCCATATACTGGTTACTATACAGGTCCATCTACTCCAGGAACACCATATACTGGTTACTATAGCGGCGAACCAACTCCAGGAACACCTTACACTGGTTTCTATAGCGGCGAACCAACTCCAGGAACACCTTACACTGGTTACTATACTGGTGCACCAATTCCAGGAACACCATATACTGGTTACTATACTGGAGCGACTGGAACTGCATATACTGCATACTTTATTGGTCCAGCATACACTGGTAATTACACTGGATTCTATACTGGATTCTATACAGGAACTGCATCATATACAGGTAATTATACTGGGTTTTATACTGGTAGTTTCACCAGTGCAGGTAACTTTACAGGATTCTATACAGGAACTGCTATATATACAGGGTTCTATACTGGTTTCTTTACTAGCGTTTATACTTCACCTGCATACGGTGGTTTCTTTACGGGTAATTATACTGGAACATTCGCGGGGACGTATTCCGGAGCAACTGTGCTTTCCTCGAAGGACACAATATCAACGGTTAAACTTTGGATTAGGACTGCATAACTATGGTTCTTAGAATTAAATCTTCTGCGACACCAGTAACCTCTGCAAATATGCAGGGGTTGCAGGCAATGTCTGTAGATGAAATCAAAAATTATGTAGCAAATATCCTAACAGTTTCCTTTGGTGCGAATGCTGATGGTACAGGTACTGGTGAAATTAATATCACCACAAATAATACTGGCACAGGAACTGCAATCGGAACCTTTGTTGATACAGATCGTCAAGAGGCAACAGGAACTCACCCAGCTACTGGTGCGATTGATACTGTAACATATTACGCAAAGCAGGTATCTGCTGCGGCGACTGAAAGTATTACTAATAGACCGATCAAATATTCCACTGACCGCATCAAAGAAATGTCTGATGCAGAAATTGATAGTGAATTGCTTGATTATGCTATTTCTGCGATGGTCGCCGAAAGTTCGTATACTGCTGGACAATATCGTCTACAAGCAACTGCCCCCAGCGGTGGAACGTGGGTTTCTCGCTACACACTGACTGATGTTGCAAACGGTGGTAATACTCTTACTTACCTTTGGCAGAAAACTGCGGCGACTAGCACTCCAGATACAAGTCTTAAACCACTTAAACTGATCAATACCAAGGACATTAAAGAAATGTCCTCTGGCGAAATTCTGCAGATGCTACCAAGTTTCCGTAATAGAATTATTGATTCTGGTTTAGGGACATACAAGGTTCAATCTTCAACACCATCTGGCGGAACATGGGTCCAATTAGGAACTTCTACTACTGATACCAGAGAACAAATTTCGCCAAGTAACTATGTTGGTAACTATGTTGGTAACTTCAGTGGTAATTATGCTGGTGGATATGTAGGTCCAGCAAACTACTCTGGTGGATACTCTGGCACTTTTGCAAATAACTTTAGTGGTGGATTTGTTGGTCCAGCAAACTATTCCGGAACATATTCTGGCACTTTTGCAAATAATTTCAGCGGCGGATTTGTTGGTCCAGCAAACTACTCTGGTGGATACTCTGGTAGTTATGCCAACAATTTCAGCGGCGGATATATAGGTCCAGCAAACTATACGGGCAACTATGTCGGTAACTTTTCTGGTACATACTCAGGAGCCTATGCAGGCACTGCTCCATATTCCGGATCATACTCACAAGGATTCAGCGGTAACTATGTTGGAGGTTATGTTGGACCTGCCCCATATTCTGGTTCATACTCACGAGGATTCAGTGGCAACTATGTTGGTGGTTACGTAGGTCCAGCAAACTACTCTGGTTCATATTCTCGTGGATTTAGCGGCAACTATGCTGGTGGTTATGCTGGCACTGCTCCATATTCCGGAACATATTCAGGAAACTTCAGCGGAACTTACCTAGGAACTTTTGCAGGTTCTAGAAACTATGCTGGTAACTATGCCAGCAACTTTAGTGGCAACTATACTGGATTCTTTGCTGGTTCGAGAAACTACGCTGGATCTTATGCAGGTAACTTCTCAGGAAACTATGTAGGTTTCTTCTCGGGTTCAAGAAACTATGCTGCATCCTATGCAGGTAACTATCTCGGAACATATTCAAGAAACTTCTCTGGAACCTACCTAGGAAACTTTAGTGGCAACTATCTCGGATTCTATGCACCATTTTTCGGTGGTTTCGTTGGAACAGCATTTGCTGGTAACTATCTAGGAACTTATGCGAGTAACTTTAGTGGCAACTATCTCGGATCATTCAGCGGTAACTATCTTGGAAATTATGCTGGATCGAGAAACTATGCTGGTAACTATGCGGGAACATTTAGTGGAAACTATGTAGGTTTCTTCTCGGGTTCAAGAAACTATGCTGCATCCTATGCAGGTAACTATAGTGGCAACTATCTTGGCACTTTCTCTGGTTCAAGAAACTATGCTGCTAATTATGCTGGCAACTATAGTGGAAACTATGTAGGGAACTTTACTGGTAACTATATTGGTCCCGCAAACTATACTGGATTCTATGCGGGTAACTACACTGGATTCTTTACTGGATTCTATGCAGGAACTGCTACATATACTGGAACATATACAGGCAACTACACTGGGTTCTTTACTGGTAACTATATTGGTACAGCAAACTATACTGGAACATATACAGGCAACTACACTGGATTCTTTAGTGGAAACTATATTGGTCCAGCAAACTATACAGGTAATTATGTTGGATTCTATGCGAGAATTTTTTCAGGATTCTATGCAGGAACTGCTACCTATACGGGTACATACACTGGAAACTTTAGTGGCAACTATACTGGATTCTATGCAGGAACTGCCACATATACAGGAACCTATTCTGGGAACTTTACTGGCAACTATACAGGATTCTATCTAGGAAGTGCTACCTATACGGGTACATACACTGGGAACTTTACTGGCAACTATACAGGATTCTATCTAGGAACTGCAACATATACTGGTTTCTATAGCGGATCGTATACGCAGTCGTTTTCAGGAACCTATTCTGGTGCGACCATTCAAGCGACTAAAGACACCATCTCAACAGTATATTTGTGGGTAAAAACTGCATAAATCTATTGACTTTGTAGCAATTATTATATATACTGTTACCATGACTATTATTTCTAATGGAGAATTGAATTGATTAATACCTCACCTGTAGTTACCCGTAAGATCGAAAATCCTTATTGGGCGAATAAAGAACGTCAGCATATCATCGCTGAGTTTTTCTATCCTGACACTAATAAGCGTGTTACTGCATCCATCATGAATGATGGTAGCAATCGTGATTACGAAGAAGTGATGCGTCTCTATAGTATCGGGCAGATCGATGCCAATACTGATCGGCGCATGGAAGAACGAAATAATCAAATAAAGCAAAACCTTGAACGTCAGAAGGTAGACAAGACTCGCGTGCAACAAGAACAATTGTTTGCTGCTAAGTTGGATGCCTTCGAACTTGATATAGTTAAAAACTCTAAGAATCGCGATTTAAAATCTAAGATTCGCAAGTCTAAGACGTTTATGGAAGTCACTGCATACACAGTAATGTTACTGATGCAAGAAGAAGCGAATACTGCTATTGCGCAAGAAGCAGTTGATGCCGAATAATGGATTCCTGTACGTTGCCACAATCCGCAAAGGTTACTACAGGGCAGCAAGAAACTCGGCAATTTCTTTAAAAGATTATTTTCCAGATGCAAATATCACATTCTTCACCCAAGAAGAATGGGTGCAACCAGATGATTATGAAATTTTTGATAATGTAATTACCGAAAATGTTCCTCGCGATAAACGAGCAAAACTTTGGGCGCTCGATCAGACTCCGTATGACTTGACAGTTTATATGGACTGTGATACTGAAGTCGAACACGAAGACATCCAAAAGATTTTTGATCAGATCCCAGAGGATACCGATGTTATCTTCACTGCCAATCGTCCGTATAACGCAGCACTGACCAAGTTATCCGAGACAGAAGAAATGACTGAGCATTGTGGGTTGTTTGTCTATCGGAATAATCCACAAACCTTAGAGATGATGCGTGCTTGGTATGACGAGTATTGGGCGCAAAATAAACCAGAATGGGATCGCAAACATTATCCAAAATCTGCCTTGCAGTGGGATACGTTTACGATGTGGAGACTCCTCAACCAGTTTGATTTTGGGGTAAAGGCAGGTCGGTTTCCCGACCCAGATGCTCGATGGAATTTTGTCGCTGGATATAAAGAAGAAGAACTCCAAGGACAACCGAGAGTGATTTATCATTATACTATCCCGCACGGTATGTTAGATTAAGGATTATCAAATGTTGAAATTTACAAATTCAGTCTCAAAAGATCTTACAGATATTTTAGACCCGTTCACAGAATGGTTCTTCCAACAGAACGATCAACATCTAGTTCTCGGACCTGAAGATATGCAAGCAAAACGTCGCGGCGGACTGAATGTGGACACTGCTACTGATGAGCAGTATATGAATCATATCGTCAATAAGGGACACAATCATGTTGGATTTCCTGATGTTGCATGGTGCACTGACATGTCTCAGGCACATGGACAACCATGGTTCCCTTCTGAATATGGCAGAAGGCAGCAAGAAACAAATTCTGAATTAATAAATTATCTCGGTGCTAGAAATAATGCGGTCTTCACATATTATCCAGAAGATGGGTTTATGGGATGGCACACTAATTGGAATGCGTCTGGTTATAATATTCTCATTACATATAACTCAGAAGAAAATGGCGGATTTTTCAGATATCTCGATCCTGTAACAAAAGAAGTTGTCACTATGGTCGATCCAAAGGGATGGTCATGCAAGGTTGGTCACTTCGGCGATCGCAGCGATCCAAACAAAATCGTATATCACTGCTGTGGTAATACTGCGAAGAGATTGACACTAGGATATGTTGTACCGCATCTAGAAATCTGGCGCTCAATGATTGAAGACATAAGCGGCGAGGATGCCTCTCACTTTTCCTGAGTGCTTTTAACCTCACTATATTTTGCGAGTAGATCTTCCAGAATAGTCAACTGTTCATGCATTTTTTCAATATCATCTAATAACTTAGGAACTGCAATTCTTGCTCGCTCGAGGATTGCAGTTTCATAGTTTTTAATTCCAACATTTGTAGCAGACTTAATTCGACGGTTTCTAAATAATGTTTTAATTTTACTAATTAACGATGGAATTTTTGGTGTCATGTTTAATTGAATCATGTGTTGATTGTTGCGCTGATCAGTTGCCTGTTGCCGCATCTTTACAATTTGTTCTTCTTTTGCTCTTTCCGCTGCTTCTTTTTCACGTGTAAGTCTTTGGTTTTCTTCGCGTAAATTTTGCAACTCAGCAGAAATTCTAGATTCCTCTTCTGCTTTCTTTCGCTGCAATTCTTCATATTTTTCTTGTGCGATTCTTCCCTTCTCAAGTTCTTCTTGAGAAGGTTCAATAATTTCAACTTCAACAATTTCTTCTTGGAAATTTCCTTCGATCCACTCCTCCACAACCACTTCCTCGGGTGGAGGCGGCACTGACACTAAAGGTTCTGGAATATAATCTTGCGGAGGTGGTGCGACGACTCTTGCTCTACCCATATTATTTTTTCCCTATTACCATGAAGCGGTCGAACTCGACCTTACCATCCCAACTGTAATATGACTGCTTAATAGATCCCTTGTAGAAAACATCAGTAACTCCAATATTCTCGATGTGCTCTTCAATCGTTGGTACGCAATTAATACCATACATTTCTTTGAATACATTTGACGATTGGCAGGCAAAAATACAATCTGGGTTTGCAGTTGTCATTTTCTTGAGGGGGTACATGGTCTCACAACAAAGAGAAATAACAACATCTGTTTCTAGTGCATTGATATCATGATATGCAAACGGAATATCCCAATTGATGTGATTTAACTCAACACCCGTGTTGGAATAATACCTATTAAACACTTTAGAGAGTTCCAATGCATCTTTGTCGATATCGATTAAATTAATTTTCTTGACGTTTAGATTTTCGCATAACAATGGAACGAGCGGAAACCCCAACCAAGAATTCAAAACCGTAATATTTAATTGCTTGGTTACATCTACGCATTTCTGCAATTCTTCTACCAACCAGATAGCAGCATCCATAGTATTTGGATTCAAAGACTTACGAAAGTCTTCGTGTTTAAACGGCATTTCGTGATTGATCTTTTCTAGACCTTCACCCCAATAACGATAGTTGTTTAAGTAATTATAATTTAACATCTTGTGGTCTTTCCATTGAATCATATAAACAAATAAGTGGTTCTTCGCGCAGGACTTGTTCTCTTACATCTGTCGGCCACATATATCCGTAGTTGTAACTATATACCCAACCGTCTGGGAAATGGTCAATTTTCAGAAGACGTTCTCTTTGATGCCCGAATAGATTGTCGAGACCGCGATAATAGAAGAACATTTGATCTGCATAATCTGTGACGAACTTGGTGATTTTGTCGATATCTAACCTATCATTCCACCTCAACACGCTAGAATTTAAGTCTGTATATTTGTGCGGAATATCTTGGGTGTCTTGTTTCATTTTCTTCATGTTATGCCAATGAGTGCGAACAAAAGTTAAACCGTCTTCCGGATCATGATCAACGATGCAATCGATATTGTTTTGAATACCGATATCAAGATCTAGAAAAAGTTTTTCTCCTTTTTGCTTAACAACATTTCGGTCAAAAAGATATAACTTATTCCACCATTTTTCGTAGTAGTTATCCTCGGGTAATGGGATGACATTAATTTCTGGACTTAATCCACCAGAATGTTCGGTCAAACAATAAAAATTAAATTCTGTTGTAATGTGTTGTTTGCATTGTTCGAGAATTTTATTGACATCTTCCGAATCATATTTGAATCCCCACTTTACTGTGTAAATATTAATCATTATACATTCCAATGTTCTAAGAGATCAGGATCAACAAGCGATTCCTGCTTCACTTTCCCTCTGCTGTTGTCTGTAAATGGAAGTAAATCCACATTAAAAACACACACAATACAGTCCTTTCTATATATACCGACTTCAAGGTCGCCTGAATCCCAGTCGCGTCCGCGATTGTAAGAGTAAGCAAAGGTATTTGGAAAATGTTTCCATAATGGAGTATCGCTAAAGTCTCCCCATCGCCAACTATGATAGTTGTCAGTTCCATCGGTGAACGTGAACCAAATACGTTCTTGATGTTCTAGCACATCCTGCCAGATGCACTCTGTCTGATCATCTGACCACACCATACAACTACCATTAGTATATGCGCCATGGGAAAGTTTGAAGTTGCGAGACTTCATCGGTCTCGGATCTTGCCACCACGAGCGCAACTTGGTAGGATTCTCTAGGTCATAAGTGATGATTGGCGACAAATCATTTTGTATGATAACATCGAGGTCGAAGAATACAAATCTGCCAGTTGGTTTATCGTCTGCGAAGTTGTGGGTGTTGAAGATAAAAGTCTTTGGTCTGTCCCAACAACGTGCCATGCCGTATTTGAAATCCTCAGAACCGAACCAGTATTTTGGGTGGATGTCAGGAATGTCTGGGAAGTCGATGACTTTAATTTCAGTGTCAAACCCTTCACTATTATCTGTGTAGCAATAGAAGTGAAACTCAAAATTATCTGGGGTATGCTTCTTTGCCATTCGATAAAGACGATTGACAAACTCAGCGGAATACTTTGTTCCCCATTTACAGCAAACGTAATTAACTCTCATTCGCAGTTCCACAATCTGAGAATGTCTTCATGTTCGCATTCCAATAACTTAATTTGCTCTTTAGCAGAAGGATGGGGAACATTATCCGTATTGAATAAGCAAATCTTGGCATCGGATCGAAACTTAAATCGTTCAATATCATCTGGGTAATGCTTTCCTCGATTCCAAGAATAAATCCATCCGCCTGGAATGTCTTTCCAGAAATCCCTCTGTCTCCAGTAATGATAATTATCGCTCCCCTTGAAGAAAGTTTTAAATATCGATTCGGAATTCTCGATGGCATCGTTGTAGATATGTTCGCATGATTTACCAGGCCAAAGCATCATACTAGAATTGTAGAATGTTCCTCGAGTATCAATAAACAGTCTGTCATGTTTCTGTGATTGTGGTTGCCAGCGGCATTGAATTATACGAGGTTTCTGAGCAAGTTCTTCAATGTCAGATATATCTTCTTGGATCACAAGGTCAAGATCAAAATAGCACCAGTCACCTATGTACCCCAACCAGTTGTGTGAATTAAATACTAAGAACTTTGCTCGGTCAAAACAGAAGGTTTCTTTACCAAACCAATATTTTGGATGTAGAATACCATCGTCTGGTATAGGCGCAGTGTCGCAAATTAAACCATCGGTATCATCAGTATAACACGTGAATGTAAACAGGTTGGGGTAGTTCTTCTTTACCATGTTGTAAAGATTGTTCACATATTTGGCGGGATACTTATCACCCCACTTAATGCATACGAAGTTCATCATATTCTTTATCTGCTCCAGGAAACTGGTCTAACCCATTTAGTAATGCTATAGTATAGTCTGGTCTATACCAGAAAGATTTATTGTGGTCATCTATACCATAATAGTCTGCGCCATATACGAACGAATATATCTCACCTTTCGGAAAGTAATTAAATCTAAAATCTTCGTGCCATAAGAACCTGTCGTCACCAAAATACTTAACCATGAAGTAATCTGGATTTGATTGAAAGTGCTCCCATATATGATGAACAGTCCCATCTTTCCACATCATTACGCTCGAGTTGTAATTACTTAAATACCGCATGCCATGAGTTTCTCCGACATAATCAGGAAACTCTATATTCTTCCAGTAAGTATACGCTATTGTTGGATGAATGTCAAGGTATTTCCACAGATGATCAATATTTTTTTGAATACGAATATCTAGATCCAGATAAAGAACATCACCAAACCCTCGTTGACTGAACATCCAAACCTTATACCAGTGACCTTCTATATCATCTGGCAACGGCCAAGGAACAACAATTGGATCCAATCCAGTCGGGTCGTCGGTAAAACATACGTATGTATATTTCCTGCCTGTATCTTTGACGATTCTATTCACATCATCGGCAGAATATTTTGTGCCATATTTAAGCATTATAATTGTTTTCATCACAACTCCAAAATTATAAATAGTGTCATAGTAATTTATAAGGGTTCCCGATGGCACAAATTCAAAATATCTATATCGACCAAGGAACAACTTTTTCTTTGTCTCTTATGGTAAATGATCAGAACGGGGATCCGAAAGATCTTACTGATTATACTGCTGCAGCACAAATGCGCAAATCATATTATACTAATACTTCCGTTAGTTTTACTGCTGAAATTACTTTACCAGAAGATGGTGAAGTTACTATTTCATTGACTGCTGTGCAAACATCAGCAATAAAAGCAGGGAGGTATGTTTATGATATTGAAATTACAGGCGATGGCGAAACGCTACGAGTTCTCGAGGGGATCGTCGTAATTAATCCAGAGGTAACAAAATAATGTCTTTAAAAGTTACAGTAGGAACTTCAAATACTATAAATACAAATATAGTAAGTAAAAGAACATCAACCAAAATAGAAACGTTGGCAGATGTGGATGTAGACGGTATCCAAGATGGATACACTTTAATTTACAACACTGCTACCAACAAATGGGAAGCGGCGAATCCTGCATCTGAGGTGGTATTAGATAATATAGACGGTGGAACGTATTAATAACGAAGACAACCAAAAAGGAATAGTCTAAATGTCAACAATTATTCAAATTAAAAGAAGTTCAGGTGCAACTGCTCCAACAACATCCGCCCTCCTAGAAGGCGAAATGGCATACGCACAAGACGCCAGCAATAGCGGCGCTGGTGCAAAACTTTACATCGAATCGGTAGAAGGCGGAAGTGCCGCAATTCACGCAGTCGGTGGTAAGTATTTCACAGACAAGGTTGATGCTCGTCTTATCGACGCAACATCATCAGTTGGTGGTAAAGCAACCTTTGCTGAAGGAACAGATAACGGTTCCAACAAAGTAACTCTGAAAGCACCAGATACACTTGCTGCTGATCTTACTTTGATCCTTCCAACCGCAGACGGTACAAACGGGCAGATTCTTACCACAAATGGTTCAGGTCAACTTGCATTCGCTTCACCTGCTTCGTCAACATTCACAATCAGCGATAACCAAGGAGTTCCTAATACGGATTCCTTCTCGACTGGTGGAACTCTGACTTTTGCTGGTTCAGCTGGTGTCAAGACAACAGTTTCAGACAACCAAGTTGCTATCGCTGCTGATATTACTGGCGCTACTGCTCTGACATCACTTGCTGATGCGGATGAGTTCCTTGTTTATGATGCTTCGGCAACTGCAAACAAGAAAATTACTGCTGAAGATATTGGCGATTACATCTATGCTGCCGTTTCTGGCGACATTACAATCAGTGAATCAGGTGTTGCTTCGATTGCTGCCAACTCGGTTGCTCTTGGAACTGATACAACTGGTAACTATGTTGCTACTGTTGCTGGAACTGCAAACCAAGTTGCAATCACAGGTTCAGGTTCTGAAGATGCTGGCGTAACTGTTGCTCTTACAGACAACGTTGTTCTTGTTGGTGACCTAACAGTTGGTGGTAACGACATCAAGGCATCTGGCGGAACAACTTCTATCACTCTTTCGGGTGCAGATGTTGCCGTTGCTGGCGACCTAACAGTTACAGGAAACGACATTAAGTCATCTTCTGCTACTGCGATTACACTTGATGCTGCAAACGTTGCTATTGCTGGTGATCTTACCGTAACTGGTAATGACATTAAGTCATCTTCTGCTACTGCTCTAACACTTTCGGGCGCAGACGTTACTGTTGCTGGCGATCTTAAGATCGGCGGAAATGACATCAAGGCATCAGACGGAACTACTGCTCTTACACTTTCGGGTGCTAACGTTACTGTTGCAGGAAACCTAACAGTTTCGGGAACAACAACTACTGTTAACTCGACAACTCTAACTGTTACCGATCCTCTCGTATTCGTTGGTAACGACAACAATGCAACCGACGCAGTTGACATCGGTCTGTTCGGTATGTATGATACCAGCGGTTCGCTAGACCTTTATTCAGGTCTTTTCCGCGATGCTTCGGACGGTAAGTGGAGACTCTTCAGAGATTCACAAGTTGCTCCAACAACAACTGTTAACACAGGCGCAACTGGTTATACCATTGCTACTCTTGTTGCTAACCTCGAAGGCGGAACTATTGCTTCGCTTGCTTCAGCAATCGGCGTTGCAGACGGTGGTACTGGTGCACAAACACTGACTGCTAACGGTGTTCTCTTCGGTAGCGGAACTTCTGCTATCCAAGCAACCGCAGTTGGAACTGCTGGTCAAGTTCTAAAATCTGGTGGTACAGGTGTTGCTCCTTCGTTCGGTAATATCGACGGTGGAACATACTAATAAATAGATAAGAATGGGGTGGGATTATCCCACCCCAACTTTGTGGAGATACATAATGGACCAAACTAAATTTATTAATTCGTATATTGCCAATCTTGCAGAACGGTTGAAGGCGTTAACACTTGATAATATCATGCTGAGTACACAACTTACCATGGCAAATGAAACGGTAGCAGATCTTACGCAGAAAAATCAAATTCTGGAGCACGAAAAGAATCAACCAAAACCCAATGGGAATTATGTTGACCTTGAAGGCAGTTTGGCGTTTGGCACCTCTGAAGAGTATTCTATCGGGGAAGAGGATTTAGATGTCGACAATAGTCCAAGTAAAGCGTAGTGAGACTCCTGGAGCAGCACCAACTGGTGCAGATCTAGCGATTGGCGAACTTGCTGTTAATTTGGTAGATAAGAAAATTTACTCTAAAAAGACCGACGGAACAGTTGTTGGTCTCGGCGGAGTCGCAGTAAATGATGGTGGGGCGGATGCGGGGGTGACGACCATCTCTTTCGCGGACACCATCTTCGGGGATTTCGTTGTTGATACTACAACAACTCCAGGCATTGCAGTCGTTCGCTTAAATCAAAACGCAGATTTAGATTACGGTCTTATTACCGACAATGTTTTTGAGTACAACTCAATCGATTACGGGAGCATCTGATGGCAGCAAGAGTCAAACTGAGAAGAGGTACTTCCACACAGCACAATTCATTTATCGGTGCGGAAGCAGAAATTACTGTAGACACTACAAACAATACGCTAAGGGTGCATGATGGTACCACTGCTGGTGGACATGAGTTGTTGAAAACCACTCTAGCAAATATAGAAGAAGGTGCCATTATTAATGGTGGAACATATACTACCTAAATAGGGTGGACTAGGAGATACAAATGGCAACGATTTTACAACTTAGAAGAGGGACTACCACCCAACATAATACCTTTACGGGCGCTGTCGGTGAAGTCACTGTCGACACAACAAAAGATACAGTAGTTGTTCATGATGGTACCACCGCTGGTGGTAAACCTCTGGCAACAGAAGCATATGTTACTTCGGCAATTCAGACTAAAGATAACAGCGACGAGATTACAGAAGGTTCAACGAACCTCTACTTTACAACTACCAGAGCAAGAGACGCATTTAGTGCAAGCACTGGTATTAGTATTACTAGCGGCGCTATCTCTACTACCATTACACAGTATACAGATACTCTTGCTAGAGCCTCCCTAAGTTTTACTGCTGGTTCAGGAGCATATAACAGCACAACTGGTGCTATTACCATCCCAACTAATACCAGTCAACTAACTAATGGTGCCAACTTTATTACTCTGTCAAGTCTAAGTGCTGGCACAGGGATTTCATATAACAATACAACTGGTGCAATTTCATCTACCATTACTCAATATACAGATGCATCTGCAAGAGGTGCCATTTCTGTAACTGATTCTGGTGGCGATGGTTCGCTCGCATATAACAGTTCGACGGGTGTAATTACTTATACTGGTCCAAGTGCAACAGATGTTCGCGCTCATATCAGCGCTGGAACTGGTGTTACTATTACCAGCGGTCAAATTGCTATTGGTCAGGCAGTTGG